AACTTGATATGGTAAACGTTCTGGTGTAAACGGATTCATTACTAATCTAATAATTTTTCCATTGCATACCCAACAATTTATTTGTACTTCATCAAGTTCTGTTGTTGTTTCATCTAAATCTAAACCTGCTAATTCAGCAAGTTGTCTATCCATAATACCCCAGTATTCAAAAACTTCAAAACGATTTTTGTCTATTGTTCTATCATCTTCTCTATCATTTAAAGAAGACTCAAAACTTTTAGGCTCATAGTTAGCACCCATTTTTAAACATTCGCTTATTGCGTTTTCTCTAAAGTATGGTCTATTCATTAAATTACGCAATTGAGATTTATTCATAACGTGTCTTTGAATAACATATTCTGCGTCATCTAAACTAACTGCGTCTGGGTCTGGATAAAAATCCCAACAACTTACAGCTTCAATTTTAGGAACAGTTTTTTTAGATGGGTTATATATTTTTTCTCCATCTACTTCATCCCATTTATGTGAAACTTTTTCAAAATTAAATGGGCCTTTAATAACTCCAGTTCCTAGTAAAGCCATTTCAAACATTACATGTCTAAGTATAGTAACTGCATGACTTTCTTCTAATTGGTCATGAATCATTTTTTCCATGTTAGAAGCTGCTAGTGCTGCAGGCTCTATTTGTGGCATAGATTTTAAATCTGGTGCAGGGCCTTCTTCAAATCCTGCGTCAACAAATTTCTTTGCTAGCCCACCTAAAAATTCATTTGTAGTTGTACCGGGTGGTAAGTCATTACCATCTCCAGGAAAACCATAAAGGCTATCAACTTTTTCTTCTTCTGGTTCAGATTGTCCTTTTAACTCATCGGGTTTAATATGAGCATACTCTGAAATACCTTCTGGTATAGGAGTAGGTTCAACACCAATAGGAAACTTTCCTGTTCCAAATAATACTTCAATTAATTGTCCAAAAGAAGCAAGAACTTTTGTTTTAGTAACTTTAACAAAAACTTGAGATTTCTCTTTACTACTAAATGCCATATCAGAACTATAGATTCCTCTATAATTACGATAAGCTTTTAGCCAACGTTGTTCGTCACTATATCTTGCATCTTCTGCTCTTTTAAATCTAGCAGAAATTATTCCGGGAAGAGCAAACTCTTCTATGGAATTCTCTTCCTTTTCCGGAATATTAACTTCTTCTATCATGTGTACTCTTAGTTATTGTGTGAGCCTTGCGTATATTTTGCAGATGCAAAAGATTCTATTTTTTCTTTTGGTTTTTTTCCTACATCAGCAGACAGTTCTCCATGACTATATTTTTTGTGCATACTACCTTGCATTTTTTCTTTTGTATGCATACCATACTCATCACCAAATTCTCCGTGCTTATATTTTTTCATAATTGGTTGTGGCATATTAATATCCTATTTTTTTAATTTTTGTTTTAGCTTTTACTTTTAATGGCTTTTTTACTTTTGGTTTTTTCATAGCATTTTTTACCATTGTCATTTTTGGTTTTCCATACATATTAATAATCCTTTTCGTTAGCCATCTTAAAAAAAGATGCTTCAACTTTGTTTTCAATTTTCTTTGGGAAATCTACTGGTCTAGTTTCATAGTTAGCTTGAATACTCATATCTAACTCTTTACCTACTGGTTTATCTTTTGGATATTCAGCACCAAGGTCTCCCTGCTTATATTTTGTTAATACTGGTTGTGGCATTAGCCCTCCTTAATTTTAGTTTTTAAATAACCTAATAATTCTGGGTTATCTACAAATACTGTTGTTAAACCATTAGCTAAACCACTAACTACTGTTTCTTCAACTTTATCATCTAATTCCATATTCCATTGATATATTATGCCATGCATAATTTCATGTAATATTGTATTAGCATGAGAAACTCCTTTTTCTTCTTGGTTATATCCAAGAACGCCTGCTGTAATAAAAAATTGTCCGCTTGCTTCATTAGCCGTAGCAACAGTTTGTTTCCATGCTTCTAATTTATAATTTCTATAGCCAATTTTAATTGACTCTGGTAATTCTGAGCCGCACTCACAAAGTATTTCTTTTTTATCTATGTTTTTCATTTAATATCCAAATATTGTATCTGCAGGTTTAAAAGTTTTTCCTTTTGTTTGAAAAAGCTCTTTTGTCATACTAGGGTGCATAGGCCTGCTCATAACTCCGTATCTAAGGGCATCATAAGCATGGTCTTCTGCGTTAGTATCAACATCTTCTGGATTGTTTTTATCCAGTGGTAGCAGGGGCAATGTTCTAATTAAATTTACGCAATTACTAAGAATTTTTAATGTTGGTTGTTTATTTTCTTCATGTACTTTTAATCGTTTATGAATTTCTAATTTTCCATTAACACGACTTTTTGGTGACCTATCTGCAGGTCTCCATCGACATCCTTCTTGTATCATGGTCTCTGCAATACTTGGCCCAACATCACCTCGTCTTGCCCATGTAGATGAATCAAGTATGCCATAACGCATTGTCTCACCTATTTCAGCTTCTAAAACTTTTTTTGCAAACTCGTCTGCTGTTATCTTTTTTGTATATAGTTCTCTATAGACCCAAAGATTATTATCCCAGTCAATAGCAATCCATAAGCAACAAGCAGGAGAAGAATACCCCCAGTCACAAGTCCTAAACCTAGACCAACCTTTAGGTATTTCAAAAGGTTGTACAACATGTGTTGTAGTATTAAATTCTGGAAATGATGAATTTTCAAATGCACTCCAGTCACCTTCTAAAAATTGTTTTCGTTGTACTTCTGGTAAGGAAGCCAACATAATATAATAATCATCTGTTTGCATCAAGTAGGGATTATCCTGTAATTTAGCAGGAATAAATCTTCTTGATATTTTTTTTATACCATTTGGAGTTTCAACAGAAATATCAAATGATTTACCGGGTTCTGCAGGGTCAACAAAAGTTTCTTTAACCCATTGTGAGCCTATATTTCCCGGATTACCTGTAGCTCGCATATACACAGGTATTGCCGGGTCTACACTTCTAAGCGATGAACGCAAAAAGTTATATACATCGGCATTTGGATATTGTGGTAATTCATCCACGCCTATCCAAGTGTATGACTGTCCTTGATAACGCAACACATCTGTCATGTTTTCTGCGTAACCAAATTCAATTCTAGCACCAGAAGGAAATCGCCATTCTTTTTCTTGCTCTCTCCACTTTGCCCCTTTAAATGCCCTTGAATATAAACGCTGTGAGTGCGTTATCATATCCCTTAGCTCTGGCATTGAACGCCTAATTAAAAGTGCTCTGTGGTGTGCTTTATGACAATATCGTAAAGGGTCAACAAGCATGGCGTATGATTTACCCCCACCTCTTGCTCCACCATAAAAGACTTCTCTTTCAGATGATGCTAGAAATGATGTTTGAGGCCCATCATTTGGTTGAAATATAATTTCTTGATTTTTTACTAATTCTCGTACATTGTCGGGAGTATTATTTAAAGTACCCTCATCAACTAATGTAGTATCTGTTCCATCAAGAGCTTGACTAATTTCTTTTAAACTTTTCTTTTTATTTTCAGCAGATAATCTAGCTGCAGCTAATTTTGATTGTGCTTTCGCTACTTTACTATCTTGTTTTCTAATTGATATGTATGTAGCTCTTTTTGCTTTTTTTAAATCGTCTTGTAAACCTTTAGTTCTTTTTACACCTTGTGGTTTTTTAGGTTTAGGAAGAGGTATATCATCCATTAAGTTTTTCTGTTAATAGCTTTTATTAAACCCACATGAGATATGTATCTACCTGTTGTTGCCGTAACCCATTCTGCTACTTCACGATACGAAGAATTTTGTAAGTACTCTTTAGATTTTTCTAAAGCCGTTAGTTCTTTTTCAATTGGTTCTAAACTATGATTGTCTTCAGCTAGTTTATAACCAAATGGTATTGTATTACCCTTTCTCGTCTTCAGCATTAATGACATTATGTATCTCCTTTGCAGGCAATATAAAAATTCCTTGTTGGATTCTTGCCTCAATATCTAGTTTTTCTCTTTTAGCTATACCAACTCTATCGAGTATTTGTTTAGCCGCTTCCATACGAATATTTGCTTGGGGGATACTTCCATCTGCATCAAGAGCATTTGTCATACTCATTACTGCTTTTGGGGAATGAGCTGCCAGAACATTTTCTGCTTGTTCTATAATCTCATTTCGTAATGCCTTAACTACTTTAGGCCATGTGCTAGGATGATAGCCTGCTAGCTCTCCTGCTTTTTGTGGGCTACCTTGAGCTTCACCAAACAAGCCGCTAAGAAATTTTTCCTGCTGCTCTGTTAATTCTTTTTCTTTTTTTGTTTCTGTTAGTAAGCTCATCTTTATTTAAATTCATCCAATTTAATCGTGGGCCAAAATACCAAGCTTTTGATTTATTACCAAGCCAGTCATTAGTCCAGTACCATTGACTAACATGCTTAACCATTAAACACAGTCATAGGAGCTTTTTCATTCCAGAAAGCTGCTACTAATCCATAAGGGTCGTTTAAAGGATAACCTAAATGATTTAATTCTGTTTTAATCTTTGGTTCTTTTACAGCCACTGGCTTTTTTGTTTCTTCTTTACTCTTTTTTCTTTTTTCCATTCTGGTGACTCCGGTATAATTTTTAACTCTTCTTTAATTTCTCTTTCTTTGTATCCACGTTCTGCAGTTGATAAAAGTTGTTCTCTCATTTTATCTTCTTTGCCACCTCTATCGGATAATGTTGCAATGTTAGGTGCAGTAATACTTAATTCTACAAAAGGGTCTCTACAAGGATTCTTTCTTTTATGTACAGGTAAATTTTCTGTAAAGTATTCTTTTTTCTTTTTATGATAATATTGATAAGTTGGCATTATATATCCGATTTTAATTCATGTTCACAAGAGTTACAATGACATTCACCACCACAACAAGAACCTCTATTATCACAATGACACTCATGGTTACAAATTACACAAATAGACATTATGTTTTTTTCTTATTGTTTTGAGCAAAAGTTCTAGCTGCTGCCACAGAACCAAATCCCCATTTCTTTAAAGCTAATGCTTTTCTTGTAGGTTCTCCGTTAGGCTTTTTCATAGGGCCTGCCATTCCTGCAAACCTTGCTGCAAAAGAAACTCTTCTAGGATTCTTGCCTTTTGCTACAGGAGGTTTTAAATTACCACCATCCTTAGCTTCAAAATGTTTACGACCTGCTTCGTTTAAGCCACCCGTTTTACTTTGATATCTTTTTAGTACCATTAAGCTTTAGCTTTCTTCGGTTTCTTATGTGTTAGTTTTTTTGAATCTTTTGTATGTTTAACACCAGTATGTAGTGTGCCATCTTTCATTTTATGTGTCTTGCCTTTAAATTCTTTACCACTGGGTAGATAATGAGGTACGCCTTTCATTATTTCTTTTTCCTTATTTTAGGTTTATTTTTTAATATTTTAAAATCTACTTTACTTATCTTGCCATCTTTGTTTGCATCTAATTTTTTTTGATTGCCCTTTAACACTTTTGTCATAATTATGCCTTTTTATTTTTTTTCGAGTTAGGGAAGCCCGCCTTCATATTTGCGTATTCTTTAGGGGTAATAGTAGATTTAGCTTTAGTATTACTTGTACCTGCTTTTCGTTTAGCATTGATATTTGCGTATAAACCTTTCTTTGTCATTTTTTCATTTTCCCTGTTTTAGTTCTTGCATAAGACCTATTTTTAGTTGCAGCTTGCATTGTCAGATTTTTCCTGGAATTGTTAGCTGTGTTGTTATCTTTATGGTGTACATCTTTACCATCTCCAACTTTAGCCAGTCCGGCTCTCTTCATTATTCTTCTAGCTTTATTTCTAGCAACTCTTGCTTTTACTCGTTTAGGTTTAGAGTCGTAAGTAACGTATTCGTTTTTGTAGTCTCTAGCCACTAAAAATCAGACATTCTTGTCTTACCAACAGAAAATGCTTTTCCATCAAATCTAAAAATTTGTTGACCACCATCTAGAGCAGCGTTATGGGCAGCTACAAAATCATTTACATCTGTACCACCTGTGCCGCCTGTGCCTCCAACTTGTGTCGTTGTTTTGTTATTAGTAGAGCCATTACCTGTTACTTCATTTGTAACATCAGTTTCGCTTTTTTTATTGCTGCCACCACCAGAGAATAGTTTTGTTCCCATATCTACAGCTTTAGAACCACCATATAATCCTAGTCCAGTAGTTACTGGTCTTTTTGCTGCAGCACTTACTAATTTACCACCGGCACTGGCTAATTTACCACCACCGCCTAGTGTTAATTTGTTTAGTG